GCCCGCTCCGATTAATACGCACGATGCGCCCTACGCGGCGGTGGCAACCGCGAGGATTTTGTGAGTCGCTTCCTCCCGACCCGGGCGAACCGCCAGCGGCGGCACGCGTCAATCAAAACGCTCACAGGGCGAGCGCCGGCACGGCTCGTGACATAGCTGCGAGCCGGCCACCAACAGCGGCGGCGCGGCCAACAGCCATGCCCGTGTTCGCGACGACATCCGCAATGTCCATCACGCCGTTGCCGAGCGCCACCGCATTCCGCACCATGCGGTCCCAGACCGCGTCAGACGCGATCGGGTGGTGGGTGTGTGACGCGCTCGCAGGGTGGTCAAGGTCAAACCGCACGCGGTACTCCACAGTAATGAGGAGTTCCAAGTTGGCGGCATCGGGGTTGTAAATGACAATGGGTGCCCAACCCACCGGTTCGCTGGAAGCCGTCGTGTACGTGAAAGTACCGTCCGTCGCCTTCTTCAACGGCGTGAACCGACTTACTTCGGACATATTCAGCGGGTAAGAATTTATTTGGACACCCCGCAACGCCAACTTGGAAGCCGCGAGCAAGCGAGGGTTCTGGAACTGGACGAACTTCTCCATGTAACTGGCCCACGTCTCCGACCTGCCGCCAATGGCAGCCTGCGTGTTCATAACGCCGGCATAAACAATGCCGGAAGCAGACTGCAAGGCCGTCGGACACATGATCTGCACAGACAAGGCCGAAGGTACCAACGTAGCAGCGTCTCCCAATCCATCAAGTGGCATAGCAAACGACTGTGCGTTCGGACCAGCACTGATGGGGTTTGTCGCCGACACGTCCGTGACCAAAACGGTCTCGCTCCAATCGGGGTGGTCGTCGATACTCCCAGTCCCAGTCTGAAAAGTGCCGATAATATTGGCAACAGTAGAAAGTGAGATGCGCCTCGTGGCCCGAATGGTCGTATAAGGTCCGACCGCTCGTGGCAATGCCAAGTGGGCGAGGTGCTTCGCATCCCAACACTGCATGCCGTAACCCGGCACACTCCCGAACGCTCTCGGTACTGACGCCCCGACTCCAGTCGCGAGAACTCTCGCGGCCTGTGAACGGTTTGCCGCCCTGGCCGGGCGGCGGCGCCTCATCGCTGGCTTCCTTCCATTCCTGCGAGCCATAGCTACCTATGGCGATTGATCAACGCGGCCGCTACAGGCAGCAGCCGGAGGAAGAGACTAAGCGTCGAGTGCGACACAAATGCACCTTAGAGGAAACCGCCGGCCCGCCCGGCAGTGTTTCTCGACGCAGTTTTAAATATGGCCTACAATACTTTGAATTCGTCGGCGCCGCAGCCGACTACGGGTCTGTAACGGGTTGCTACTCCTTATCAGACTATCATGCAATATCCTACGGCGTGCGGGAAACACGCGAAAGGGGGGGCGTCCCCATGCAGTGCGTTAAGCGGGCCGTTACCCCCGCGCTTCCATTTTGTCCGTGTGTGTCGCCTCTCCCCAGGCGATTATTCACCCGCGCGCGCTACGCGAACGAAACATCCAGACCGAAAACCCACATATTCACGGTTGCTGCGTAGCAAGCGCAGCATTGCCGGCCTCGCAGGCTCGTATCCTTCGAGTCACCACTCACACAACGGAACCGCCATTTTACGTTCCCCCTCCAAAGGGACCAACCCACGCACAGGGTTAACAGCGGTGCCCTCACCGTCACCGGCGCTACCCGGCTTCCAGGCTGTTCACGGAACTACCCTCCGCTACTCAGGCATGAGGCAACCTTCGGGGTATGACTCGGGCCGGCGCGTCCGCGCCGCCACCCCTATCCAAGTAAAGCAATAAACAAGGAACGGTCTCACATCCACGCGCCAGCGGCACTCTGTGTTGCGACGCCTGCCCGCCGAAGCAGACGTCGAGACGCGTGGACCCTGCTGGCTCTGTGTCAACCAACAGGTATTAATGCGGCAAATGCCGCGTGACCCAAAGGGCCCGGCTCATACGTGTCCCGCACATTAATTAATACGTTAACCTGGCACTACGACTCAACCCAGCCACGAGGCCGGGAAATAAGCCGCGAGATCTGCGCCATGCCGGTCATGGGGTGGCTGTGCGCATGCAGCAGCCCACTCCAAGTCAGAGAAATCGCCACACGACACCCTGGCAAGCTCCTTCCACTCCTCGGAGCCTGTGCCATCAAACTCAGGAAACTTCACGTTGCTCATGACGAACGTCTTGTGCTCCGGCAACTCACCAGTCATCATCAGGTAATGCTCCCGCACTTTCTCGTCCGCAACTTGTTTGCCGCCCTGGTTGCTGTCGTACATGGCTTTCAAAAAGGCGTAAAACGGTTCGACGCGCGTAAAATCCTCCGCCAAGGTGGCGGCAAAGACCCTGTTGCAAGTCTTAAGCTCCTCGGGCGTGACAGCACTCGTCGTCCACTGCTTAGTGGTCAACAAACGCTTCATCTCCGGACAGCAAACGTAATCATCGCCATCCTTCACAGCGTTGCCGTCCTTGATGAGTATGTCGTACCCCACCACCCTGGCGTAGTCATAGCCCCGGGTGGCCTTCCAAGAGAGCTTGGGCTTCCAACCCCAGCGGAAGAAAAAGTCATCCGCGACGCTCTCCGTCGAACCTTCACGAAACGGCGACCACACGCAGGACTCCTCCAGTCGCCCCAACGTATCGTCGCCTTCAAAGACGAGCATGGCCAGATATTTCCGGCCGTCCCTTGCAGAAGTATAGAACATCTTCTCGCCACGAGTCCGCAGCAACGACTCGATGGACTTACTGATCGTCCCCGGCTCAGCCAGGAACGCCGTCCAAGCGACCAAATTCTGCAAGAAATTGCCCGAACTGGTAAGTCGGTCGCCACTCTCGCGCATTGCCGTCGGCAATATCAAGCGAAACGACCTCTTCTCCCCACACTCGTCCTGGTAGCGCATAGACCACACACAAGACCTCGTCCTATCATTCACCACACGCTCAAACAACAGGGACCCAACGTCCTCGATCCCAATGACAGAAGCAATATGGCGAAGGATTTTGCACTCGAGCTCCTTCAAGGTCTCCGAAATTCCAAATTCGAAAGCCGTGAGGTCGTTCTCAACCCACCGTCCATTCTTCATGCCGCTCAAAGCACCCGCGATGTCCGAAATCGCATCTTTCTTCTTGCGGTGCTTGATCGACATTTTGTTGAACCGGTGGAAGATTACGTTCTCGTATACCCACGCAACTTTAGCGAGGGCGCATAAACGGATCTCTTTGTGGTTCGCAATCGGCCTCGGCTTAGGCTTCGCCGAGACCTCCGCTTTGACGAAGGCATCAATGAACTTGCTGTAGGACAAGCCGTCACCGTCCGCGACATTCATCGCGTCAAGCTGCCACTGCATCTTCTGCTCTTCTGACAGCTTACGTGGCAATGCGGTCCTCGTCAGCGACTCGTATCCCATCAAAGCCTTCTCACATTCGCGCTTCGTGAACACTTGCTCGCAAAGCAACTTCACGACCTCATCACGTGCCTTCGCCTCCTTCTCGCTGGGGTTATGCACTCCAACACCTTTGTTACGCAAAGTGTTGGCAGCCTCAAGGCATCGTGGGTCGTTACTAAAGCAATACGCCTCCTTCTCCGACATACTGGGGAAACGCGCCTGCGCCACTCGCGCGCCGATCTCCGCTCCCTCAGCCTGACCCGACGTGCTCGCCGTGCCCGGGGCCTCCACCACCGTACTCTTTATGGTGGTGCCGTCACGGAAAGCTGCTTGCTGTGAATCAACGCGTTCAGCAGTCTCAGCCAAGTCAACTCCGCTGCCATCATCGTCATCAGCAGCGTCCGAGCCTTTATCGCCCGGCTTATCCCCGCCTCCCAAAATGGTCGTAGCGGGGTCGTCCTTCACGCGCCTCCAAGCCTGGCTGCGTGGTCCCGAACAGCAGAAACGCTCCGCGATGCGCATAGGCAAACATGGAGCTCCGAAACTCTCCTCTTCAATGATGGCTTCCAATCCGGCCGTCAAAAGGGCGTTCGCGCGTCTGCCGTCCCGTTCGGCGGACAACAAATTAACAAGCTGCAGATCTGCGTTGGCAGGTTTCATGCCCCACAGCGTGTTGGCACGACACTTCGCGGCTAGCGCGCGAGCGTCGGCAACAAGCCGGGCCGGAAGGTAGATCGTGTGGCATTTCGACCTGGGCCAGAAACCCCATTCGCCGCAACGAGCGCAGGACTCGGGGACCAGCATCTTCCGGTAAACACAATCTTTGCCAACTGGGACAGACAGGTCCGCAAGCTCGTCCGCATGGCAAGTGGAGCACAACGTAGGACGACGGTGCCCAAACTTCATGCCCACTCACTCACACGAACGCCCCAAAGTGTAGCCCGCGCCGATAAAGGCACGCCTCCGTGGGGTTGGAGGATTTTGGTTGGTTCAAAGCGACACAGATTCACCTTGAG